GGTGGACTATTGTATTCGAGATGTAGAACTTACCGAGAGAGTTTACATTGCGCTTCAGCCAGACATACAAGCTATTCGTAGGCAGTGCATAGACTTAGAGTATGAAGTCAGGAAGTTAGTTTCTCAACAAGAAAGGAATGGCTTCACCTTGGATATGCAGAAGGCTACTTGTCTTGTTGCTAAATTAAAAGATCAATCAGATCAAATTGAAAAAGATGTTACAGATATGTTCCCGCCTATACCTGTACTTGTCAGGGAAGTTACACCTAAAATTAAAAAGGATGGCAGCTTATCTACGGTCGGGCTAAGACACATAGAAGATATATCTACTGTTGGTGGTGTTCACTCTGCTATAGACTATCAAGAATTTAACCTGTCTTCCAGGCAACAGATAGTTAAAAGACTTTTATCTAGAGGTTGGAAGCCTAAGAAGTTTACAGAGAAAGGTCATCCGATTGTTGATGAGGGTGTACTGAAGGATGTAGATTTACCTGAAGCAAAAAAGATAGCAGAGTTTCTCATGCTTCGTAAAAGGATAGCGCAGATACAATCGTGGATAGATGCTGTTAAAGATGATGGAAAGGTACATGGACAAGTTCTTACGCTACGTGCTATCTCTGGAAGAATGGCGCATCATTCTCCGAATATGGCGCAGGTTCCAGCTAGTTACTCACCGTATGGTAAGGAATGCAGAGAATGCTGGACTGCTGGGGATTCACCTAATCTTGTACTTGTTGGCTGTGATGCTTCTTCTCTGGAACTACGTGCGCTGGCACATTATTTAAACGATAGTAAGTTCACTAGCGATGTTGTTGATGGTGACATACACACTGCTAACCAACATGCGGCAGGGTTAGAGACACGCGATCAGGCAAAGACATTTATCTATGCGTTTATCTATGGTGCAGGGGCAGCTAAAATTGGCTCTGTGGTAGGCGGTACGGCACAAGATGGTCAGAGACTAATAGATACCTTCTTGTCTAACGTACCGGCCTTGGCAACGCTTAGAGAGAAAGTAGATGCTGCCTCTAACAGAGGATATCTTATCGGTTTAGATGGTAGGAAACTTATAGTGAGGAACAAACATTCGGCAGTAAATCTTTTAGTACAAGGTGCGGGTGCAGTAATATGTAAGCAATGGTTAGTTGACATACATAATTTATTATCGTACACACAAATGAAAGCGCGTCTTGTTGCGTCAATACATGATGAATACCAACATGAAATTAATAAAGATCAGGCTGAAGAATTTGGAGAGCTAACCAAATTGGCTATGAGGAAAACTCAAGAAAGGTTAGGTATCAAATGCCCACTGGACAGCGAATACAAAGTCGGCCACAACTGGTCACAGACGCATTAGTAACTTTAACAACTGCAGAGTTAAGGACCAGTGCGTTCATTGGTAAGTCTCGTAGTCAAAAGAATAGAGGCGCTGGAATATTCGATAGCTCCATTGCAGATACTAACATGATAGATATCATAGGTGCAGAGGCAGAGTTAGCCTTTGCAAAGCTATGTAACTTATACCCGATAGACTTTATGATACTTGATCCTAAATCAAAAGCTAAAGGGACTGACGATGGTGATCTAAATATAGACGGTGTTTGTGTTGATGTTAAAACTACAATCCATGAGAATGGAATGTTAATTTCTAACTCAAGACATCTTTCCGGTATAGATTTATTTGCTTTAATAATAAAGAAAGGAGAAGATACGTTTCAATTAAAAGGCTTTATGCTTGCGGCTGAACTTATAGTTAAAGATAGGTTTGGCAGAGCAAACGGCAAACTTAGAAGACCTGCATACGTGGCTACACAAGATGAACTATATTGTTATGAAACCGCTATGCAGAAGTTAAAAAAAATATCTTGACACTATAAAATTATACCTGTATTTTATAGACTCAACTATCAAACTAAGTAGTTAGACTTAGTAAACTGTAAAGGAGAATACACTATGGATACTCATATTATTTCTGGTAAAGCCTACTGGGCAAGCGTTGTTAAACCAAACACAACTTACGAAGATACGTGGCAAGTTGATGTTTGCCTTGATGAAGACAGTAAAAGTATGGTCGAAAGTCTTGGCCTTACTGTTCAGAACAAAGGCGATGAGAAAGGTGACTTTGTAAAAATTAAACGTAAAGTCTACAAGAATGACGGCTCTATGCGTCCCGCTCCCATTGTTAAAGATTCTGAAAACAACGATTGGGATGGTAGGCTTATTGGAAATGGTAGTCTGGTCAATGTTAAATTTTCTACTTATGATTGGAACTACAACAATAAGCAAGGCAAAGCATCTTTTCTTCTTGCTGTTCAGGTAGTTGACTTAGTTCCCTACGGGGGTGGTTCAGAATTTGAACCTGTTAAGGATGGCTTTGTAGTTGGTGGTGGTAGTGAGGCTGTTCAAGAAGCTCCTTTCTAGAACAGATCACAATAAGGGGTTGCCTCTCTGGGTAAAATGCGGCAACTAAGTTAGTAGTGCGGGAGGGAGACTAACACTTTTAAGGAAATAACTATGTCAAAACATGCTTTGATTACAGGACTTACTGGACAAGATGGTTCTTATTTAGCTGAATTACTCCTATCAAAAAACTATCACGTTCATGGTTTGGTCAGGCGTAGCTCAACACCTAACACAAAAAATATAGAACATATTATAGACAACCCTAACATCTCCATACATGTAGGAGACATGACTGATAGCGCTGGTTTAACTAAGATAGTAAACAACATCAAGCCTGATGAAGTCTATAACCTAGCTGCACAAAGCCATGTTAAAATATCTTTTGATACACCTGTATGTACGGGAGACATAAACGCTCTTGGTTCAATGCGTTTGCTTGAGGCATGTAGGAATATAAAAGATTGTCCTCAACCAAAGTTTTATCAAGCTTCATCCAGCGAGTTGTTTGGAAAGATACAGGAGCCAATTCAAAGTGAAACAACTCCGATGTATCCTCGCTCACCATATGGCGTAGCAAAACACTATGCTTACTGGGCAGTAAAAAATTATCGAGAAGCCTATAACATGTTTGCTTGTAATGGCATCCTGTTCAACCATGAAAGTCCTAGACGGGGAGAAGAGTTTGTCACTAGAAAAGTAACTAAGTATGTGGCTAACTGGCATCCAAATTCTAAGCCACTTGAGTTAGGAAATCTTTCTAGTCTGCGAGATTGGGGACATGCCAAAGATTATGTTAAGGGCATGTGGCTTATGCTGCAAGCGTCAGAGGCTGATGACTATGTGTTAGCTACAGGTAAGAAGAACAGTGTACGCGAACTGGTAGAAAGTTGTTTCTTGATAGCCTGTAACAGGACTATTGTCTGGGAAGGGGAAGGACTTGACGAGAAGGGATATGTTTTCTTCACTGACGTATACGACAAACCTCAAAAAAATTTAGTGGTTGTAGTTAATCCTGATTTTTATAGGCCGTCTGAAGTAGATGTTCTATGTGGAGATTCCACCAAGGCTAAGACAAAATTAAAATGGACATGTGATTATAATTTTATATCTCTAATAAAAGAGATGTTACTAGCAGATAAACCAGAAAAAGATTGGTTTACAAACGGAGGTGAATTACCTGATGGTTACTGAAATTAACTGGCCTTTAGCCCATGACACTTGGGACAATAAAGAACGAGATGCAATGCATGAAGTTATTGCTTCTGGTAGATTTACTTTCGGAGAAAAAGTAAAGAAGTTTGAGGATGAATTTTGTGAGTACTTTGGATTTCCTTACGCTGTTCAAGTTAACAGTGGTGGCAGCGCTAACCTTTTAATGGTGGCTGCTGCTGTCGAAAGAGGATGGATATCCAAGGGAGATAAAGTTATTGTACCTGCTGTTGGTTGGAGTACATCTTACTTCCCATTTATTCAGTACGGCATTGATTTAATTTTCGTAGATGTTGATGAAGATACTTGGAATATTAATGTAGATCAAATTGAAGACAACATAAAGGATGGTGTTCGAGGTATTCTAGCTATCAATATTTTAGGTAATCCTTGTGACTTTGAAACACTTAACTCTCTATGTAATAAATATGATTTACTATTATTTGAAGACAACTGTGAGTCTATGGGTGCAAAACAAGGAGACACTTACTGTGGTGGGTTTGGTGATATAGGTACGTTCAGTACGTTCTTCAGTCACCACATACAAACTATGGAAGGTGGTATGGTTGTCTGTAATGATCCTGAGACATATAACAAGCTACTAAGTCTTAGGTCACATGGGTGGACAAGAGGTACAAAATACTACACAAACAATCCTTTTGAGTTTGTCACTCTAGGATACAACGTGCGGCCAGGAGAATTGAATGGTGCTTTAGGTTCTGTCCAGTTAAAAAAGCTAGAGGATATGAACAATCAAAGAATTAAAAACGCAGATACATTTATAAAATATTTTGATAACAAAGACTACTGTAGGATTCAAAAGGTGGGGGATAATAGTCTTTCCTCATGGTTTGGTTTTGGTCTTGTCTTTGATCGTAACTCGTTCAGGCAAAGAACAAAACAAATTCTAGAAGAGTATTCTATTGATAACAGACCTATATGTACTGGTAATTTTTTCAATCAGCCTGTATGTAAAAAGTATTATAAGAACATTGAGAGAGGAGCAGTACTGGTCGAGGCACGTAAACTTGATGACAATGGTTTGTTCTTAGGAAACAACCCTATGGATTTAGAGCCAGCTATAAAAAGACTTAGTAAAATTTTAGACTATGAATTTAGTGAGAAAAATATTTTAAATTCAGGATCATACTAAATGGCAAAAACTATAGATACTATTGTTGAAGATATCTACAACATCTTTGAATGTGATGAAGAGGTTAAGGTAAAGAAAGAAGACTTAGATGAATTAGCAAAAGGTATAGTGGATGCTGTCACTGGCTCCATTAAAGAGAGAGAAAGATCAAGAGGTAATTTAAGGCTGTCTCTTATCGGTCATCCTGACAGAAAGATTTGGTACACTGTTAGAGATGGCGACAAGATGGGTAAGGAAAAGTTAAAGGGACAGGACAAAATAAAGTTCTTGTATGGTCATATCCTAGAGTGTCTTCTTGTCTTTCTCTCTCGTACTGCCGGTCATACAGTTACTGATGAGCAGAAGACTGTTACTGTTAATGGTGTAGTCGGTCATCAAGATGCCATAGTTGATGATGTTCTTGTTGACTTCAAGAGTGCATCAAGTTATGCGTTTAAGAAATTTAAAGAAAATACAATTCATTCGGATGATCCGTTTGGTTACATAGCACAAATATCTGCTTATGCTAAAGCAAACAACCTAGATAAAGCTGGCTTCATAGCAATAGACAAATCATCAGGTGAGATTTGTTATTGTCCTGTACATTCAATGGAGATGATAAATGCAGAAGAAAGGATTGAGTCTCTTAAACAGACTGTTAAATCTGATGTTGCTCCCCCTCGCTGTTATAGCGATATTCCTGATGGTAAGTCTGGGAACCATAAGCTTCATATTGGCTGTGTTTATTGTTCTTATAAGCATGTTTGTTGGGCTGATGCTAACGGTGGTCAAGGACTTAAAAAATTCAATTACTCTACTGGTCCGAGGTACTTGACTAGGATAGGGCGTATGCCTGATGTAGAGGAAATACATGACAAGATTTAGATCAAAGTCTGAAAAGAAAGCAAATGATTTTTTAAAGGATAAAAAGGTTTCGTTTAAATTTGAACCTTACTATGTTAAATATATGTGGATTGAAGATAAAAAGTATCTACCTGATTTTGTCCTAGACAGTGGAATTATTTTAGAAGTTAAGGGTAGGTTTACTTTAGATGATAGAAAGAAACATCTCTTTCTTAGAGAGAGTAATCCAGATTTGGATGTTAGATTTGTATTCGACAACCCTAATACTAAACTTTACAAAGGGGCTAAATCAACCTATGCTGACTGGTGTAGTAAGCAGGGGTTTTTATTTTGCAAACTATCTGATGGTATTCCTGAAGGGTGGATAAGTGGAAAAAAAAGAAACAAAAATTCTTCTAGAAATAGAAGAGATAATAAAAAAAAGAAAGGCTGATCCAGAACAGCTTCTGTTTATGAGTGTTATATTGCAAGCCATGCTTGATGCCACTAAACCAGTAACACCAAAGGAATCAGATGAAGCTATAGCAGCTAGAGAAACATCCATGTCTTGGTTCTTCTGCTCTGTGGGGGTGACTGCGGATGACTTTATGACTGTCTGTGATATAGCGGATGTTGATCCTGATTATGTACGATCATTCGCCCATAAAGTTATACGGTCAAAAGAGATTGACTTTGTGAGGAAAAGAATAAACACTGTCTTAACTTTTAATTAGGAAAAGACCTATGTACCAGTTTGATGAAGAACATTATTTAGAAGAGATACACAACTACATTGATGGGACTTACAGCCAACACTATGCTCAAGGTAAATATCAGGCCACAGATGTAATTTTAGATGCAGGATACGGTGAAGGTTTCTGCATAGGTAACATACTGAAATACTGTAAGAGGTACGGAAAAAAAGCAGGGAGGAATAGAAAAGATTTGTTAAAGGTAATTCACTATGCAATAATTATGCTCCACATCCATGACCAAAAAGAGGAAGGAAGCTAATCTATGACACAGTTTCGCTCGAATGAAAATCCTATGTTCCGTTCTAAATTTAGTGAAGATATTTTCAAACATAAATACGCACATACGGGTTGTGAAACTTGGTCAAGTTTAGCAGCGGTTCTTGTCGAAGATGTTTGCCAAGAACATATGAGCAAAGAAGACAAAGATGATCTTGCTAACTACATTACAGATTTAAAATTTATTCCTGGCGGCAGATACCTGTATTATGCTGGTCGTCCTAACAAGTTCTTTAATAACTGTTATCTGTTAAAGGCAGAAGAAGATACAAGAGAAGATTGGGCAGATGTTTCTTGGAAGTCTGAATCGTGCCTTATGACAGGTGGTGGTATAGGTATAGACTACTCTGTGTACAGGGAAGAGGGACGCATCTTAGCTGGTACAGGCGGCTTGTCTTCTGGACCTATACCTAAGATGCAGATGATCAACGAGATTGGCCGTAGGGTTATGCAGGGTGGTAGTAGAAGGTCTGCTATTTATGCTAGTCTTAACTGGCAACATAAAGACATAGATAAATTTCTTGAGTGTAAAAACTGGCATGAAATGCCTGTAGGTAATACAGGGTTTACTGTTGCACAAATAAAGGAACAGGATTTTAATTTTATTGCGCCTCTTGATATGACTAACATCAGTGTGAACTACGACACTGATTGGTTGTTGAATTACTGGCGCACGGGAGAAGTTGGGGAAGTCTTTCAAAAGAATGTCAGACAGGCTTTGAGTACGGCAGAACCTGGATTTAGTTTTAACTTCTTTGATAAAGAAAAAGAGACATTGCGTAACGCTTGCACTGAAGTGTGTAGCGAGGACGACTCGGACGTATGTAATTTAGGTTCGTTAAATCTTGGCCGCATTGAAAGCATAAAAGAACTTAGTGACATAGTAGAACTTGCTACGAAGTTTCTTTTGTGTGGCACACTG